CTTCTCCTCACACATTTGAAAGAATTCCTCATGTGTTATCTTTCTATCCTCAGAAAGTTCAGGAAACCTCTTTAAAAGAGTTTTAATACCACATCCTCTGATGCCTGGTATGTTATCTGATTTATCACCATCCAATGTTCTATATAATAAAAGATTTTCAGGCCAAATACCATACTCATCAAATACCATCTGTCTATTGTATAATTTCTTTTTAGTTGGTGAGAATACCTTTACTTTATCAGAAACCAATTGAAGAAAATCTTTATCAGTTGAAACAATAACAACTTCATTACCTAAATCTGATTCATTATGTTTAGTTAAATATGCGATTGTATCATCTGCTTCAATACCATCATAAATCATTGTTGATACTGGAAGATAATCTAATATATCATTTAACCAAACAAATTGTTGTTTCATAGATAATCTCTCCTCTTCCTCATCCATCATACCTTGATATTGACGGTTTACTCTAAATCGGTTCTTTTCTCTACCAGCTTTATATCCTTCGTGGATTTTCTTTCTGGATTTGGAACCATCTTTACCATCAAAAGTTACAATACATCGGGTTGGATTGAATTCTCTAATTTGGTATCCAATAGATTTGAGGGAGCCAATCACCCCACCCGTATGGTCACCATCCTCATTCATTGTGGGGTTGGTTGTCCAACTTCGGATGAAGGTGTTTAGTCCATCAATAATTAAAACCCTACTATTCCTTTCTCGAAGATGATTAGTCTTATGTTCCTCACTCACTTCGTTGAGGATATCTTTGTAGAGTCCTTTCATTATGTAGTTGTTGTTGTATAAGTGATACCTTCACCACCAAAATATTCTTCAATGGTTTCTAATCTATCATTTGCATCTACCAACATTTGTAATGCTGATTCTGCATTTTCATAGAAATCACCAGTTGAGTGGTCTCCAATTCCAGCAGGATGCTTTTCCAACAACTCCAAAGTAAGGAGTGCTTTCGCTCTATCTGCTTGCGCAGATGCTTTTAACATTTCTTTTAATTTACTCATAACTTATTATTTTTTTTAATCTTCTACCACTTCAGCACCTTCAGTATCTAACTTATGTGCTTCGATATCTTTTGAATCTGATTTGTATTGTAAGATAGTTGCTTCACAAATCTTTTTATAGATCTGTTCTTTAACATCTTCTCTATCTTCCATCAAATCAATAAAATCCTTAGATTGGAACTTTATTTCTTCTCCAGTATCCGTATCAATGTAAGTGTACCAAGCACCAGCTTGCTTCAACAACTTATTTTCTTTCATTACTCCTAACCAAGAACCGAAGTTATCGATTCCTCTATCAAAGAATATTTCGAAATCAGCTGCTCGAAGAGGTGGTCCCATTCGGTTTTTGATAACCTGACATCTTACTTTCATACCAATGGTTTTATCTTTACCATTTACCTTTTGTTTGATTTGTCCCATATTCTTCAAACGAAGTCTAACTGATGCATGGAATGCAAGAGCTTTTCCTCCAGAAGTAGTCCAAGGGTCACCAAACATAGCATTCATCTTCTGTCTAAGTTGATTAGTAAATACTAATGTGATTTTTTGCCTACCAATTAGATTGGTAATCTTTCTCATCGCTTTTGAGATAATAATAGCTTTATCAGTAGCATATCCATCTTTGCCATAATCAGCTGCTAACTCATTCTTAGTTGAAGCTGCTGCAACTGAATCTACTACGATTGTAACTAATTTATCCTTTTGTGTGGTTCTTACTTTTTCAATGATTGTTTCGGTAAATTCGAAAATTTGTTCTACTGAATCAGCTGATACATAAAGTAGCTTTGCTACATCTACACCAATTGCTTCTAAGAATTCTCTACTTACCGCAGTTTCAGTATCGATTAGAACCGCAACACCACCTTGCTTTTGTGTTTCAGCAAGGAGGTGTGCAGATACTAATGATTTTCCACTTTGTTCTAAACCAGTTACTTCAGTAATCCTTCCAACAGGAAGTCCACCATAAGGGCGATTCGAAATGGCAACATCCAACATAGCACATCCAGTTGATATCCATCCATCCACATTTGTGGGTGCATCATCCTCTCCTAAGAAGAAGGCAACCTTCTGGTCTTTGTTTGTTTTGTTTAGCTCGGAAGCTAGTTCCGCTGCTAAGTCCATTTCTTTTTTTGCCATTTATTATATATTATCCGTTAAACAAATCATCAAATGCTGATGCAACATCATCCATTTTCTTTTTCTCTTCAGTACTTACCGCGTTTGAAGGTGCTGCAGCTGGTGCTGCTTTAGCTTCAGTTTTCGGTGCTGATGGAGTTGCTAGAGTTTGTTGTGAAACACTCTCTTCAGCTTCTTCAGCTGTTGGGTTTAACCAACCTTCTAATACTGATTTCAACTCATCGTAAGATAATTCTGAATAGATATCAGTAATGTTACTTTGAGTTTCCATAAAGTTTTGATTTGCCGTTGCATCTTCCCCTAATGGAGTTACATTAGGTTTAACACGGATAGTAGTTACAGGATAAGAAGTTCCTGCATCTTCAGCTGATGTATATTCGATAGTAATATCTCTACCATTAGTAGGGTCAGTAATATCTCCATAATCAGGATCAGCGATGTAACCTAAGATTTCTTGGTAAACAGTCTTTCCGAATCCCCAAAACTTAACTCCTTCTGATTCCTCTCCTCTTACAAGTACAGGTACAAAAGTTCTTAATTTCGGTTCCATCTTCTTAGCTGCTTTCCAATCTTCTTTATCACCCATTCTTTTCAACTTTTCAGCGAACTCAACGATAGGGTCTGGTCTTCCAAAAGAAGAAGGAGACAAATACGTTTTGTTGTTGATGTTGTAATGGAAGAATAATTCAATAAAAGGATTCTCAGGAGAGAATTTGTAAGGAACGATTCTCACTTGGTGTTTACCAGGTGTGGGTTTCCATAGGTTAGATGTTCTGTTTGAAGTGTTTTGTAGTTTGTTCAGTCTACCTCTGATTGCGCTTAAATCCAGTGCCATAATTTTTAAATTTTAAAGGTTTATTATTTATTATTTAGGTTTTATTTTGGTGTCTTTCCTACACCTTATATAAATATCAAAAAACCCAATTTTAAGAGGGTCTATCTCCATTTATTTATACAAATATACGAAAAGTTTTTAACAATTCCAAATGTTTTTTGAATTTTATTTAAAAAAG